TCATAGGTCCGTATAGGTAAGTTTTCGCCGTAAACGAGAGTGTGTATATTACTGCTCGTCTTCTATCAAAATTTCCAGTGTAACTATCTTCATAATTTACGCTGTTCAAAATGATAGGAATATCTCTAACAATTTCTAATTCTGGTACTGCCTTAATTGTAATTGTGTAATCTGGTTGAAAGTATGGTAGTATTTGTTCTACGATTTGTAGACCGTTTTCGGCAGTTGCTGTAAAAATGTTTAAAGTAAAATCTACATTATATGGTACTGGTGTATAGTTATAATTCATTACCTTACCATCAGCTTCGTTTGTTTTTACTCTTCTCACTTTATTCATCTTATTTAATTTTCTATTTGCATCATAAGATAAACCTGCCATTTCAAACCCCATACGAGGTAATACTACAGCAAAATTTCTATTTTCTAAGTCTGCCTGTTGGTCTAATCTAGCTAAAAACTTTTCTTTAGGAGCATATGCTAAAGGTACTCTAAATCTTTTTGTAACTGCACCATCAGCTGCCGTGTTCTGAACATAAATGTTATTGAACACTTGACCAAATGAAATTACTAACTTTCTAATACCTTCGTTATAAAAGTGTGTTCCAAACATTATTCGTCTACCTCACCAAATGGGTTTCTTTCTGTGAAATCAAGTATATCATCGCTTGTATCAGCTGTGTTATATCCTGCCTCAGCATTTAAATCTAAATTACTTGCATACGGAGATTGTGTCTGTATGTTTGCACCTGTACCACCATCATATGTTTCTTGCATTAAGAATGCCGGTTGACCAGATGCATAATCTAAGTAATCTTCTAATTGTATTGAGCCTTCTCCGTCTAANGCAACTTGACCTAATTCTAGTGNAACTTTATGTGCTAATTGGTTAAGGTCAACTGCATCAAATTTCTCATCAATGCCTTCAAGTCCTGTATCAACAGTTTCAGAAGAAGACATTTCCCAACGAGTGACTTTAAGTTTGTAAACCGGTANAGCGCCTAATTGAAAGAAAGGTTCNTGGTCTTCTACNAATAGAATTTCGAAAAACGAATTCATNAAAGGCACATATATAATATCGCCTTCNTTTGGTCTACCAGCTGCAATTAAGTTTGCTGTGCTAGATACATGTTCTTCAAATCTTCTTTTTGAAACTACTAATGTAGTATCATCTCTAATCTCTAAACCAAACTTGTTGATGATTTCTTGTTCACCAGCAAAGCCTTCGTTAGTTTCAAAATACATTTCGATAGCATAACTATCATCAAACTTAGATGTAGTATCTTCACCCATGACCAAATCTCTATTGACAAGGGTACGAGGCATGTAGTAAACATCTTGACCAAAAATCTTTAGGCCTTCGATAATTAAATCTTCATGTAGCCTTTTTTCGTTTTGGTTGCCGATACCTCGGCCTGCTTGAAAATAGTGATTAACTGCCATTGCACTATCCTATCATCATTGCTGGGTTTAATTCGTATGTGCTTCTAATTTCTGTTTCTAATTTTTCGANATCTTGCATAGCTTCCATATAAATTTGTTGGCCGTTNAATGTNACACCACCAATCATTTGTACACCACCAAACTTCGATAAGTTTGCACCCCATTGTTTTTTAAATAGAGCTGTTGTATATCTCTTTAAGTAAATATCATTAAACACATCTGTGTATGTAGCTGGGTCTAATTTACGATATGCTTCAATTACAATATATTCACCTACTTGTAAATCATTTGTCCAATCCATGTCAATATATAACCTATTGTCATGTTGATTAAATCTTATAGGTTTTTCACCTACTAAGATATGGTCTAAGAAATCTAAATGTCTTAAAACAGTATCATAATTAATAATTGAAGTTGAAGAAAAATCATACAGGTCATTCAATCTCATCTGATATCTAACATCAAATAGATTTAAGTTACCTTTATTTGAAAAAGGGAAAATATTGATAACTGAGATGATACTGTCTGGCACAACAATATAACCTTGTCCTTCTTTCCATGTAGATGTAACACTATTCTTTGTTACACTTTCGGATACATCGGATGTAATTCTTGNCTTATCANCNNCTGTGTACTGATATTTTAAATATGTTCTTCTAATACCATCATAGTGATATTGTTGGAAATACTGTACAGCCTCGTCTATTCTGTCTTCTAATTGGTCGTCATCGACATTAATCTCAATAACTGGTTGACCAAGAGCTCTAAGACAATACTGTTTTAGTGTTTCTCTAGTTGCTGGTTCTGCCATAAGTCTGTTCCCTTTTCCTTATATTTATAAGATTTTTATACTATCTTTGGAAACAGATTGTCGGAACAGAAGAGTTTAATATCTTCTGGAGGAAGACCTAGTTTTTCCATTACCGCTGGTGTATGAGGGTTCTGTTGTTGGTGTTCACAGTAATAATTTTGTGCTTTTATCACATCTTCTTTGTTACTATCACCATTATACTTACCAATTCGTTTTAAATACTGCTGTAAGTTGCCTAATGCAATGTCACATATTTCATTTAATTCATCTAATTCTTTTACATTACCAGCTGCAATCATACCACCACTAAAGATAGCCTTTGCCCAATCTGGCAGAGGTCTGTCTTTACTAGGTTTAAAAGGTTCTACTTCTTTGATAAACCAGTTAGTCAACTCATGGTTCTTTTGTAATAAAGGACTAAAATCGTGAAACGCACCAGTTACTTTACTCTTACCTGCAATGATATCAAAACCATATATTGGTCCACCATTTGTCAATTCTGGAAATAAACATACATGCATCATCCATAATTTCTTACTATCTCTNACATCAACTACATCTACATGAGCTCTTCTAACATCTTTGTTTTTCCAGGTTCTNTTTACCCANCCAAATTCTTCNTTATTAAATCTTTCCATGCCTTCTTCTTTGTATTCTTCAGCATGTTCATTCAACATGGCAACCATGTCGTTACTTAATCTAACTAGTCTTTCCCAAATCATAATTCCACCTTATCATATGAGTGTTCATTTCCTAGTTGTCCCGATAGAAAATAATTAGCTCCTACGATTATCCTTTCGTTGTCTTGTGTTTCTGCACTTTCATGGTTTAACCAACCAGGAAATATAACTAAATCTCCTGACTTCAATGGTAACTCCCACCTAGTACAATTGTAAGCGTTATATTTTTTTACATCATAACTAAAATTAAATCCATCTTGTAACATGGACCTAGGTCTAGTCATCACTAAGTTTCCTGTATCACATTTAGCATAAAAAACTGCCGATAAAAATGTACCAGGATGTGAATGATTGTGATGCATTTCTCCTTTTTTAGATATTGCTGACCAACTGGCAATTCTATTAACCTTTTGTTCAATCTCTAATATAGTTTCAACAAAATCATCAACATATTTATCTATGATAATAGACAATTCTTTTAAATCGTCTAAAACATTTGAACTTTCACTTACAGAATTTTGTTTAGCTTTTTTAAATCCTGATTTTTTAATTAATTCAATATCACTATCTGTGGTGTTATACACTTGTGTGTGTATTACTAGTGGTACTGAATATAAGTTAATTATATTCTTCATTGATAATCTGCATTTCCTTAAATAGTTTAGTAGCGTAATCAAAACACAACTCAGCCTCAGGAAATACTGTGTGTTGATATAGATTTAAATAGGTATTAATTTTATCTTTAATTATAGCACCATACTTCATATCTTCTGGTGAAAAAAAGTAATATTCATTAAGACCAGGTGTTTTCTTTCTTATCATTTGACCACCTCTTAAATCACCCATGTGTCTTACATAGATATGTGCATATAAACTTTCTGCACTTTCTTTTATAGTTTCTATGTGTTTCATATAATCAATTGTACTTTGAGCTAANGCTGGCATTTCATCTAAAGTCCATAGATGTTGAAAATCTTTTCTTATTCTATTTGCTCTAGGCAAATTAGGTGTGTCAACAAATAAAGAGTTTTCGATTGCTCTATCTTCTAATGCACGATAACAATGATATTGATTGTAAAGATATGTGGCATATAAATCATGGTCTATATTGCCTGACATCAATACACCTACAAACTCTTTTCTTTCAGCGTTCTGGTGTTGTTCTTTTGTTAACTCTTTTATATCAAGCATAGTTATTTTTTATTCTGGTTAATATATTCAAATACAGTTTTAGTAACCTTAAATCCATTTTCTATAATTAAGGCAACATCTTCTTTCTTCGCAACAACACCTGGATGTTCGTATAGAGGATGCTCAAAACCATTTGGTACATCTAAGTTAAAAGTGTCCTTAAATTTTTCATGTTTATGTCTTTCTCCAAGACCTATATCAACAACACCAACTATATCAGTATTCATCATTTTAATCATAATATCAACCAAATCATTGATGTAGGTATATTCTCTATATTGATAGTACGATAAAAATTCAAGGTTATTATTAACAATTTTTTCAATAAGATTATCTTCAGGAGCTCCTTCACCGAAAATACTACCAATTCTTAAACCTAAGGAGTTTTCAGTAGCAGAACATTCTTTCATAAACATTGAAGCAATATATGGATTTTTCCAAGGTACATTACATTTTAAAGATGATAGATAAACAATTTTTCTATGATGCCAATGTTGAAACATTCTATCAGAAGCTAAAGCATTATTTCTTAAATAAGGTTCACCATTATCCACACTATCCATATCACCACTAATTCCATGACATGCAAAAACACCATCTACTTCTAACCAATAAGAGTTATTAATTCTCATTTGAGCAAGGTCTTGTTCTTCACCAGCCAACATATCTATTGTTTTAACTGTGTGACCTAATTCTCTTAATTTACTAGCTACACGACTGCCAATCCATCCTTCAGCACCTGTAACAACATATACTTTTTTATCCATATTTACCTCTATAAAATATAATCCTTAGTATTATTCGTAGTTGTTTCCTTTATTCCAGTATGAAATTTTATATTACCTGATACTGTAATTCTTTCATCATCACTTGTATAAAAAGGATATACACAATGATTTTGTTTAGCACTAAAATAAACAATCTTACCCTCAAAACTTTTATCTACTGGAAGAGTGTGTACTTGAATTTGTCCTAAACTATCAACATATAAAAATTGTAAACAAGATGCTACATTGCCTACACTTGTATGATTATTCCAAGACTTAGCTTCTTCTTCATAATCATAGGGTATTTTAAGAAAAATAATAAACGAAAATAATCCTGAATGGTTATGTATAGGATTGAATTCATATTTTTTCTGAAAGTTAACCCAATTAGATGATAATGTTAACTTTGTGTCAGTAGAATCCAGACCAGCATTTACTTGTACATTTTTTAATTGTCTATTAAAATAAAATTTCTTATATGGAATTGTTGTTAGGTACTGTTCAACATCCCAAGGAACATTTGTAAATTTTAATTCTTTTTTTATATGACCCACTAACTCTAAATTAGACGGTTCTTTTACATTATTAATTTCATTTTTATAATAATCTAAAACATTTTCTGGCACCTCTTCACTATGAATACCTATTGCGTCTAAATGTTTTACTTGTTGTTCACTATAATTCGCCATCATCAAACTCCTGATAATTTATATTTAATGTAATTCTTCCTTTAACATCCGTTGGAGAAGAACTAGCATGTAAATCGTTGCCATTAAATAATACTACTCTGTTTGCTACCGCTTCAACTTCAGCAATATCTTTGATATATGTCTTTGCGTCATTGGTATTTAGAAAGAACAAAGCAACATTATTCGGAACGGCTGCAATATCCTTATGATAGCCATGTATTGTATTTTCTGGTTGTCTATGATAAAAGTTTGCTTTTACCCTCATCAAATGAAAGTTTTTATTGTGTTCTACAATTTTGTGAATATTACTCTGAAATCTTGACCATATACCCCAAAAGTTTAAACTTTCAATAATTTCACCAGCATTCTGTGTTTCTGTTCTTAATACATGATGAAAGTAATAGTTATGACTATCTTCGTTATTAATGTTTTGAGAAAAATGCCATGAAAAATGAGGTGACCAAAAGGCCTTTTCTACCCACTCAAATTCATCTTTACTTAAAAAGTTATCTATTATTTTATATTCACCGGACTTTATCATATCTCAACCTTTGTTAATCCTGGCAAACTTCCTATGTCGCCTTTGATAAAAGTATTAAATGCTAAACTAATTCTGAGTTTGCCTTTAAATTTAGGCACATCATGTTTCATATGTGACGGAAATAAAACTAACTGACCAGAAGAAAATTTAACAGTATAACTGTCGCTATTATCCTCCGTATATTCATTAGTATTAAATTGAAAACCTTTGAATAATTCTTGGTCATTATGAAATCTCAACTCTAGGTCTTCACCTGTAAAATAGAACACACCACTTATGATACTGTTAGGATGATTATGATGATGATGGTGTTCACCGTTCTCTGTGAAGTTTAGCCATGATTGAGTAATATACATTTTAACTTCTTTATCAATCTTATAATAATCATAAAAAAATTTAACTAAATGTCCGTGTAACCAACTTTTTAAATCACTACACAAAGGACTATTTAAAACATAGGTATCGTTTGATGTAGCATTAGATATATTATCATAAACTTTGGTTCTATGTGTATTTAAAACTTTAGATAGATTATCGTCCATCGGATAAACATCATCTGATTTGTAAACACTTTTATAAAATAATCTTTTTATCATTTATCTCTACTCATAAAATTTGGTTCTTCATTAGTTTGTTCTATAGCAGTAACATTACCAGACACACTTATTCTAGTAACATCTGATTTAAAAGGTGCTACATGATGACTTAATAACGCTGGAAAAATATAACAAGAACCTTTTTGAGGTAAAACAATCTGTGTGTTAGATTTCCAAAAAGGCTTTGATGCTTCACCATATTGAAAAGTAATTGCTCCTGGTCCGGCTGAAGTTCCAACAAAATCTTTGTTTTCTTGCACTATTTCATCAGGTATATCCAAGTATATTACAAAAGATAAATCGCCTGTATGTACATGTGGAGGGTTATAATCACCCTTTTTCATGTAGTTAATCCAAAGTTTTGTTAAACCTAATTTTACATCTTTTGGTTCTGTAGAGTGATATCTGTCCCAACCTTGCTTATATATTTGCAAAATTTCTCTAAAACCAGAATTCATAAACCACAGATTATCCTCTGCGTTAAAGACCAATTCTGTTTCTAAATTTCCAGCTAATGTGTGCCGAAAATCATTCTTCTCTTTATCTAATTTTTTGCCTCTTTCTAGTAATCCATTAATTAATTCATCACCTACAAAAGTATGCATTAAAAAAGGACCCCAATTAAACCAACTGTAATCAATTTTATTATTCATATCAACCTCATGTTATTATGCCGTCATAAAACGCCAAATCATCTATATAACTCAACCATCCTGTTATAATATATTTATCCATGTTTTTTGATATCTGTCCTCGATGAGTATGTGTAAACTCGGCAGGCCAAATAAGAGTTAATCCTTTTTCTGCTGGTGTTGTCAAATCTTGATATTTAAATTCTGTACCACCATCAGGAACATCATTTAAATAAGTCATAAAGGCTAATACTCTTTTATTAATACCTCTAATACCATTTTTTTCAAAATGCCATTTGTAAAATCCTCCACCTGGATTATAGTGTTGAATGTTAAACTGTTCAGTTAAACCAATTGTAGATACATCTTTTATCGTTTCGTATTTGTCAACATATCTATCAACTGTCTTTATAAGATAATCTGACCATTTAAGTATTGGTTCTTTTTGATTTATAGTATTTACTGCAATTTGATAATCTTCAGATTTTTTAAAACTATAATCTGTAGTATGTCTTTTACCATTGCCATGGCTGACCATACCTTCTATAGTTTCTCCTTTTGATTTTTTTTCGTTGAAAAAACTTACTAGATTATCACAAACTTCTGTTGGCATATACCAACCACCCATTAAAGTAATTTTATCTAGTTTATATTCCTGCATTAATACCCCCACGAAACAAACGATACTCTTGTTCCGTTAGTTACAGGTTTAACTGCATGTTCGTATAAAAAATTAGAGGGGAATAATAAGATATCGCCGGCTTTTAATTTAACCTCATGGTTTCCATTAAAAATAAATTCTCCACCATCATAATCATCATTTAAAACACCAACTACCGATATGATTGGAATGCCTTTGTCTTTACCATCAAATATACTGTGTATATGGTCAACATGAGGAGCCATATTTGTATTAACTTTATATCTATTAAATCTTACGACTGTATGTCTATTTACCCAAGAAAGTGGTTTATATTTCTCTTGATATAGAGCAAAAGATTTTCTAATACACGAATGTATATCTTCTTCAATTTTTTTATTTGTGGTATAAAGGACATCTAATTCTTGTCCGTCTTTTCTTGTTGTTGTGATTCCAGTTTCAGGATTAAACCATTCATGTGGTTTCCAAGTTTCATGCTTTTGTATATAATCAAAAACACCTTTTCTTACTTCTTCTGGAACTACATTCTGTACGAAAATATAGTCATTGATATTCTGCATAATAAACCTTTCATTACCATTTACCTAAAGGACAAGGACTTTTACCGATTATTTTATAGACTATTTTTTTAACATCCATAAAACAACCACATTCTTCACATTTCCTCATATATTTATTCCACTTTTCACAAGTGTAACAAATTTCAATATTCTTCTTCGCTATTTCTTCGTTGTCTTTGACAAGTTTTTTTAAATTGGCAAGAACATAATCGTTGTGTTCTTCCGACCAAATTAGTCTTCTGCCATGTCCGTCAAACTTGTCTTCAGTTTTTTTATCACTGGACATAATATAACCTCAATTAATATGTGATAACGACCCTTGCGTGACCACCATCAGCATTTTGACCACCTTGTGCAATACCAGAAGCATAGTTAGTTGCTGTATTACTAGGAGGTGTTGCTGTTCCATCAGACGCTTGTGTGCCTGATACATT